CGGATCGAGGTGCGTCTGCCGCAGGTCCTCCACGAGGCGGAACTCCGGGCTCCGCCGGGGATATTTCTTGAGGATGTCCTGGTATTCCTTGAAGATGTGGAAGTCGGCCAAAATCGCCGGTTTGCCGGCGAACTCGCCCAGCCGAAACGGGCCGGCAAATCCCACAACCTCCGGCGGCGGCCGGTCGTCTCCCGGCGGCGGCGTGTGCCCGAGCGTGATCACGGCATAATCGCCGGTCTGGTCGATCCGCCGGTTGCAGTTGGCCACGATCGCCGCCAACTCCTCCGGTCCGAAGATCACCGTCCGCCCGTCGGAAAGCGTGGCCTGATGGGCCACAAACACTGGCACGTCGCGGACGTTGAGAAACTCCTCCTCGGGAAAACTCTTCGGTTGAGCGATCTCCAAAAAACTCACCATAACCCGAATATAATCGCCACCTTTGGCAAAACCGGGACAGAGGGATCAATCAAGTCCCAAGAGTGGTCGCAACCCCGGCCGGGCTGGCTTGACGACCTTGAAGACCTGGACAACCTCGAAGGGCAATTTCGAGGTGATCCACTGGCCTTCATGAAACACAGTTCGTGGCCGAAAAACCTCGGCGATGTATTTTTTCCCGGTCTTCGGCCCACGGATCGTGGTCAAGGCCGCCTGCCGCGGCACATAGCCGCCCGTGATCCCGGCCAAAAAGTAGTGCTTCTTGTGGCCGGAGACGGTTCCGCGTTCACGGAGATTGTCCCAGACCCAGTTTCCCTTGGAAGGGGCCTGGAGAAAGGCCAAAAACTCCTCCGGCCAGACGTCCCGATAACCATACACACTCCCCGGAAACCGGACGATCTGCCCCTGACGGACCGTCTCCACCCAGAACCGCACATAGAGGATGTGCTGATCCAGGTCGTAGCCGATGGAATGGACATTCGAGGAGGCGACCTCGACCATCTCCCCGGTCACGATCGGGTGATCGACGGGAAATTCCCGCGGCGGCCCGAACCGCATCGGGACCATGACCGTCCCCGAGTCGGGGAGTTTCGCCTCCCGCCGCTCCTCCACCCGCTCCTCGAGCTGGGCGGGTCGTTCCACCGAGGGGGCCAGCCCAAATTCCGGCTGCCGCAAAAGGAGGTCGGCATGCTCCCGCAAAAAATAGTAGGCCGCCCAGATCGCCCGTTCCTTCTCCTCCTGCGGGAGTTTCATCTCCTTCGGCGGGAGGATCTCGAAGCCGAACGCCCGCAGGAAATTCATCGCGTCAAAGGCCGAAAGGCGGAATCCCGGGGCCTCGAAAGGTGCCTTACCCAGGGGCGTGAAGAGTGATTCGAGGAGCGTCCCCACCGGCCCCATCGACCGCAGGAACTGCTTGACGAGCGTCCACTCGGAGCGGCCGGCGTACCGCTCGATCGCCGCGGCAATCTCCCAGACACTCGTCCCCCGCAGCTCGCGCAGACCGGCCCCCCGGCCCAGCTGTTCCATCAGCCGCTGCGGATCGGCCACCGGTCGGGTCCGCACCGTCTGGAGGAGAAACCCGAGCGGCGAGCGGCGGAAGCTCTCCTCCAGTTCCCGCTGCAGGGCGACATCCGCCCGGCGAAAGAGTTTTCCGGCGTCAAAGGCCATCTCAGCCCTCCTTTCCCCCGATCCTATCACAGCTCGGGGACGCTTCCGGGACGGGAACTCTCCCGCTCCAGGGCCGAGGGCGGGGCGACCACCGATTGCAGGATCAGCCGCAGGGCCATCTCCAGGGCATCCGGGCCGTCGTCATGCTCGGCCAGGGGAAAGTCTTCCAGCTCTTCGACAAGGAGGCGGCAACCGGGATTGCGGCGGAAGCGAAGCTCACGATTGGCCAGATAGGGTCCGATCCGCCGAATTCGCATGAGCTTATTCTCCGTGTTATGGATCGGCCAGACGGGAATTCGCAATCCCAGCCGAGAGAGGCTTTCCCGCTCCAGTTGCCGCTCGAGAAAGCCGTGGTACTGGTTGGATTCCACGACCATCCACCGCGGTCGATAGACCTCGTAGAGCTGCAAAGCCCGGCGGATCGTATCCTCCGGAGTTCTCGGCTGGATGTCGGCATCGACAAACAGCAGCCCCCGGTCCTGCGCCACGCCCACCGCCACGATCGCCGTATCGTCCCCGGGCAGATCGGCCCGGCCGCGGCTGGGGTCGATGGCCATAATCCAGTAATCCACCGGTGGCGGCCAACGGTCCTCTTGCCACCAGAGCCAATCCCCGAAGTAGCTTGGGGGCCACTCCGTTCCCGCAGCCTCGGCGGGGTCCTGCTGGTAAAGGGCGGCGAAGGCCCGCAGGTCCTGCCGTCGCGTCTTCTCCAGGGCATCCTCATCGAGAAAGCCTGGCCAGAGGGCCTGCCCAGGACTGCGGGGGTCCTGGGGGTGTTTGCGGTCCTCGCGGCAGAGGGCCGGGAGTTCCACCAGATCCCACGCTTCCCCCTCGGCCTCGGCTTGCTTGAGAAGCCGTCCCACCAGGTCATCCCTGTGCCAGCGGGTCATGCAGACGATGATCCTCGCATCCCGTGCCCGACGGGTAAAAAAATCGCTCGTGTACCACTCCCAGGCCCGCTGCCGGTAGACTGGACTTTCCGCCTCTTCGCGACTCTTCACCGGGTCATCGATAATCCCCAGATCGAACCGCAGCCCGGTGATGGCCCCGCCCACCCCCGCCGCCCGAAAGTAGCCGCCTTGAGGGAGTTCCCAGTAGTCGTCCGTCCGCTTGAATCTCCCCGGCAGCCGCGATTCCCGCCCGGGCAAAACAACCCCCGGAAAGATTTCGCGATAGTCGGCCGATTCCATGATCCGCTGGACATCGCGGGAGTGGGCCTCCGCCAGCGTGGCCGTATGGGTGCAGGCGATGATTCGCAGGGCGGGATTGCGGCCCAGGACCCAGGCCGGAAAGCGGCGGCAGACGAGCTCGCTCTTGCCGTGCTGGGGCGGCATGCAGACGATCAGACGCCGGATCTTCCCGGATTCCAGTTCCTCGAGTTTGGCCGCCAGCAGCCGATGGTGCCAGTTGACCTGGTAGTCCGGCTTGGTGAAGATCGTGAACGCCAGGAGATTGCGGCGGGCCTCGCGGATGGCCTTTTCTCGCAAGAGCAAGGCCAGTCTCCGGCGGTCATCTCCGGAGGGCCCGCTCACACTTGCGGATTTCCTCTTCGAGCTGCTCATCGCTCAGTTGCCAAATGGCCAATCCAGCCAAGCCCGGCCCAGAAGGGCTGATTTCAACCCGCTGGCGGTTAAAAATCTCGGGCTTCAGACCTTTAAGAAGGAATTCCAGGAGTCGATCACTCCCGGCAAGTGCTCGCTCAATCGCCTGGTCCAGAAGGAGCTCCGCCAGCCCCTCGCGGACCTTCAAAAACTCCCTTTTATAGGGCTCATGTGCGAGCCAGTCGTAATGCGTCCGGCGATTGACTTTTGCGGCCTTTGCCGCGGCTGAAACGCTCCCCGATTCCCGATAGGCTGCCAGAAAAGCAAGCTGCTTAGGTGTGAGGTTTTGTGGTGTCAATTTTGCGACAGCGGGAGGCTTTTGGGCCCCTTTCTTTGCCATGGTTCTCGCTACTCATCCTCCAAACCATGCAGCAATCGCCCGGACCGCCAGCAGGATGACGAACCCCGCGACTCCGGAACTGATCCACAGAATCGCGGACACTTTCGTGCACATGCCAGTGTCGCCGTTCCCGTACAGGGTGCGTTCAATCCGCTCAATCGCCCGACTATGGGCGTCGTAAATCGTGCGGAGCTCAGCAATCCCTGACTGAATATCAATAAGCCTTTGTTCGAACTTCTCCCAGCGGTCGTCCGTCACCTACCAGTCTCCTTGTGGATCCACGATTCCGCGGACGGCCCACCCGTCCGTAAAGGGCGTGCTCTTAAAGTAACTTTCGGGAACGACGGCAAAGCCGTCCTGGCCCCAGGCTTTGCCCCAGGAATTGGCAACCTTGATGCCCCACGTCCGGCGGTCTCGGTGATAGAGCAGGCCCACACCGCACATAGCATGCCCACCGCCCCCGCCCCGGTACTCGGCCAGCCAGCCGTCACTCCCGACGCGAAAGTTCCAGCCGACCAAAATGCCGAGATTGACGGGGAACCCCAAGAGCAGGGCGGAAGCCAGGTGATCGAAGCTGGGACAATCCCAGGCCTCCAGAATACGAAACTTCTGGGCCTCCTCCTTCCAACTTGCCGGCCAGTACCGCTGCCGCCACTGGAGTTCGGGAACCGTTTGGGCCGTGCAGACGCCTTCCTTCTCGAGCGTCTGAATCGCGTCCGAGAGGAGGGAGCCGGCGTCCACTCCACCGTTTATCCGCCCATAAAGATTGCCAGCCGAGAGTTTGACATAGGGAAGCCCCGCCTGGGCCCGCAGAACGTGGAGCGTCTGGACTGAGGCAAAGGCGTTACATGCTCCTTGGCCGTCTTGATCAAGAATTTCCGGGACTAGGTGAGAAAAATCAACTTCCGCCCACTGATCCCGGGGGATGACCCTGACATCAGGCCGATCCTCGACCTGACCCAGAACGGGATAGATCGCCCCGGGGTGTACAAGCCGTGGCTTACACCCGAGATGATACTCGCGACCGTCAATCGTGATGACAAGCTCACTCATCGAAAAATCCTCCAGCGGCGGGTCGTCGGTGGGGATGTTGCCGGGCATTGACCGGTCGGACAGGATTTGTCCTGGTTCGCCTGCGACGGAATCCCGGGTGACGGTGGGTCCGCCTCCTTGGTCGGGCCCACCACCAACCCGAATCGACTGAGAAGGGCAGTCAGCGACGAGGCGTCAGGAGGGGCAGCTCCGGCATAAAGTTCCTTCCCATCCTGGAGAATAAAGACCCGTGGCAGACCGGCGGCCCGGGCTGCGGTGATGTAGGCCGCCAAATCCCCCGGGGGCTTGCCTGTTTCGTCCACCACGTCGGCATCGATAATCCGCAATCGCCAGCCGGCCGCCTGGATCGCCTGCCGAATCTCCTTGTTGACAATCGCCGCCGCCTGGGACGGAGAACGGTCCGCGGATTCCTCAATCCAGAGGACGCTCTTTGGCCCCGGGATCGGCTGTGGCTCGGGCTCCGGATCAGGACCCGGCTCCGGCTTCGGACTAGGTCCGAACGGCCAGGAAAACTCCTCCAGAATCAAGCGGTCGCCGACCAGGGCCGCCACGATGATTTCCGGCTGTCCGGAGCGATCAACGACCTTCCAGGTTTGTTTCTCGGCCCCGGCCACCCGCACCGCCAGATGATCACCCCCGGAGAGCTCGAATTGAAGCTCTCCGGCCGCGGCGGAAACGGCCAGACCCACCGCCAGCCCCCAGGCAACGAGCGAACGGATCATGATCCACCTCATGCCGCTTCCATCTCTTTGGCCTTGGCGTCGGCCACCCCGAAGATCAAGACCCCAACGATCTGGAGAACGTCGGCCGCCTCTTTGGCGATCCGCACCGCCTCTAGGGGCGTGATCCGGCCGTCTTCCCGGGCGTCCTGGATCGCTTTCTTGAGTTCGACCAGTTCTTTGACGAGGTCCATCGCCTGTTTCTCCATCTTGCTAAATCGTGCCTTCCAGGCCCGCCTCTTGTGCGGCGGTGCCGTCTCCAAATAACAGGCCAGACAAGGCAACCTCACCAGCCGGCGACAACGCGGGCACCTCCCGATCGGCCCAGAACCGGGTAGAAGCTCACGCCCATCGCTGAGAACCCTTGTTACGGCGCTCCGCGATAGCCCGGTGATCGCGGCGATTTGTCGGATCGAGGCCCCGGTGTCACGGAGCTTCCAGACCCAATCCCGATAGGCCTGTGAGACTGCCATGTCTCGATTTTACCCCCCCTGTTCCTCGAAACCGGGACAATCGCCCCCGTGCAGAAGCTCCAAGGCCCGGAAATACCAGGTCGCCACGGCCCCCAAATCCCGGATCTGGCAGAGAACCATGGCCGGCGGACCGGGAATCACGACCAGGGGAATGCGGGCCCCACATCGATCGTCGGCGAAGCGCAAGGCCTCGTCGGCCTCAGATACGTCCTCCCGCTGACAGAGGCAGAGATCGGACAACGCCCTGCCAGGGTCCCGCCCCGAGGCCTCGGGGAGATTGAGGATCAAGCGCAAGACCCGCCGCACACAGGGATGCAAACTGTTCCACTCTGATAAAAGGCAGGGCATGATTGTGGTGGTGGTCGTTGTCACTTCCGAATCATCTCCTCAATGAACATTGACAAATCCGCAAGCCGCAGAATCAGCAGCCACTCACGCCGATTCCTTCGCCAAAGCACCGCCGGCACCTTGCCGTCGCTGTCGTTGGTCGCCTGCTCGATGGCCTCGTAGGGATTGAGCCGCTCCTGACGTTTGACCTCAAAGTGGATCGCCCTGTCCGTAGCCAGGTCGGCCGTACCGGATCGTCCGCAATATTGCACGGAACGCCGGGCCTCGATACCCACGCTTTTGAGTGCTTCGGCGGCCTCCAACTCTCCCCGTTTCCCTTTACGTCGGCTGTTCGTCATGATCATGGTTTCCTTGCAGGCTCTTCAGTTTTCCTTTCACAAAAACGAACAATCTCAGCCTTTGCGATCATTCTTACATAGGCGAACGTTTCGCCAATACCTGTTGGCCGTCGGCGGCCAGGGGAGATCGATACTAATGGCTTGTTTGGTTGATTCCATCTCTACGGCTTTATCCGTCTTTTCCGGATGCG